ATGAAAATAATCAATAAACCATTACAATGGCTACGTCCTTATGAAAATAATCCGAGGAATAACGATAAGGCAGTAGAGCCAGTTGCTAACTCAATCAAAGAGTTTGGATTCAAGGTTCCGATTGTATCTACTAAAGAAGGCGAGATTATAAACGGTCATACAAGATACAAGGCTGCAAAATCTCTAGGCCTTGAAACAGTACCAGTCATTATTGCAGACGACCTTTCATAGGAACAAATAAAAGCGTTTAGGATTGCAGATAATAAAGTAGGCGAGATAGCCGAGTGGGACACAGAGTTGCTCTACGCAGAACTTGAAAGTATCGAAGGATTGGATATGACTATGTTTGGATTCGAGAACGTCGATTATTCTTTGGACGATTTCGAGGAGTCCGAGGATCCAGAAGATGCCAAGGAGTTTTTTCAAGAAGAAGAGACAGGTATCGAGTATGGCGACATCTTCCAGTTAGGGCGCCATCGGTTAATGTGCGGAGATAGCACATCAGCCGAGGACATGGCTCGACTAATTAACGGAGAGACGATTGACCTTTATGTGACTGACCCACCATACAATGTAGCCTACCAGGGCGGAACAGAGGAAGCCATGACAATCCTAAACGATAGCATGGACGATGTCAGCTTTAGGCAATTCCTACGAGATGCATTCGCAGTCGCAAACAACCACTTAAAACCAGGAGGAGCGTTCTATATTTGGCACGCAGATTCTGAAGGTTTGAACTTTAGAGCTGCAGTCAAAGAGACAGGCTGGTTATTGAAACAGTCTATTATCTGGGTCAAGAATGCTATTGTGTTAGGTCGTCAAGACTACCAATGGAAGCACGAGCCTTGCCTGTATGGATGGAAAGATGGAGCGAGTCATTACTTTGTAGATAATCGCTCACTAGCCACGGTCATTGAAGAAGACGAAGAGAACCTAAAAGAAATGACAAAGAGCGAGCTAATCTCTTACATCAAGACCATGCAAGATACAACTCCAACAACTATCTTTTACGAAGATAAACCAGTTAGAAACGACATTCACCCAACCATGAAACCTCTGAAGTTGATTGCTAGGTGTGTTTTGAACTCTAGCAAGAAAGGCGACAGAGTATTAGATAGCTTCAATGGTGGCGGTTCTACTCTCATGGTATGCGAGAAGTCAGAACGCATCTACTACGGTATGGAGCTTGACCCGCTCTACGTTGCACGGACGATTAGACGTTGGGAAGAAGAAACAGGGCTTACTGCTGAAAAAGTGAACTAAATTATTTAAAAAGTAAGGAAGTGAGGCGATGGCTAATGAGCAAAATTTGATAAAAAATTCAGAACGAACTCCGAGCGAACGCCGAGAAAATGCAAAAAAAGCAGGAGAAGCTTCAGGCAAAGCTAGAAGAAAAAAAGCGAACCTGAAAAAGGCTTTTGAAACGATTCTACAAGCCGAAGTTGCAAGCCCAAACGTGAAGAAGCAACTCGAAGAGCTAGGCTTCGACTCGACCAACGAGATGGCTTTAGCAATGGTTATGATGCAGAAAGCTATGAAAGGTAACGTTAGAGCATTTGAACAAATCAGCAAGCTGACTACGACAGATGCAAAAGACACCCTTGATAAGAAGGAACAAAAAGCACGTATCAAACGTCTTGAATTGGATAATAAGAAACGAGAGCAAGAGCTTTCAGGATCCAAGTCCGACACATCTCTCATGGAGTCTTTACTTGACGCAGTGAAGGGTGGTGACGAGGTTGAAGATTAAGTTTTCAAGCAAACAAGCCGACATCATTCGCAGGCCGTTCAACTATGAGCTTGAAGTCAACGAGGGCACACCTCGAAGCGGTAAGACAACCGCTGGTCATTTTAGGTATGCAAGATACTTGATTGAGTCACCAGACGAGAACCATCTGATCGCTGCATACAACCAAGAGCAAGCCTACCGCCTTTTTATTGACGGTGACGGTACAGGTCTAATGCACATCTTCGATGGTAATTGCAAAATCAAACACGATGAGCACGGAGATCACCTCTTGATTGATACACCAAACGGCACAAAGCGTGTTTACTACAAAGGGGGCGGTAAAGCTAATAGCGTTGGTGCTATCACTGGTATGTCGCTAGGCTCAGTTGTTTTTTGTGAAATCAATCTACTGAATATGGATTTTATCCAGGAAGCATTCAGACGGACGTGGGCTGCTAAGCTCAGATATCATCTAGCCGACCTAAACCCTCCAGCACCACAGCATCCAGTTATTAAGGATGTCTTTGACGTCCAAAATACACGCTGGACGCATTGGACCATGGATGACAATCCCATTCTGTCAGAAGAGCGTAAGCGTTCCATTATTCAATCAACTAAGAAAAATCCTTATCTTTATAAGAGAGATATTCTTGGTCAACGTGTCATGCCTCAGGGCGTTATTTATGGCCTATTTGACCTCGAGAAGAACATCAAGGACAACTTAGTAGGCGAACCCGTTGAAATGTATTTCACGGGCGACGGCGGGCAATCTGACGCCACCTCAATGGCTTGTAACATCGTTACTAAACATAGAGAGGGCAACAAGACTTTCTTTAGGCTTAATCGTGTAGCTCATTACTATCATAGTGGGGCTGAGACTGGCCAAATCAAAGCCATGTCTACATATGCTGTCGAACTCAAAGCGTTCATTCAGTGGTGTGTTAGCAAGTATCAAATGCGCTATACAGATGTCTGGATTGACCCAGCGTGTAGATCCTTACGAGAGGAATTGCACAAACTAGGGATTCAGACAAGAGGGGCTTTGAACAACGCCCATGATGTCAGCAGTAAAGCCAAAGGCATCGAGGTAGGGATTGAACGTGGTCAGAACATCATCTCTTCAGGTCAGTTCTTGCTTATCAATCACCAAGAAGAAGAGTACGACCATTATCACTTTTTGAAAGAGATTGGTCTTTACAGTCGTGATGATCATGGAAAGCCTATCGATAAGGATAATCACGCTATGGATGAATTTAGATATAGTGTTAATGCGTTTTATAAAAAATACGCCAATTTTTAACAGGAGCAAGAAATGGGAGTTATTCAAACCATTAAGAATTTTTTTAAAAGGAGCCGATATGCAATGACGACAGACAGTCTGACAAGTATTACAGACCATCCTAAAATCGCAATAACAAACGCAGAGTATCGACGGATTAACGAGAATCTAAGATACTATCAGAGCAGTGTTGAGAAGATAACTTACATAAACTCAGATGGCATCAAGAAGCAAAGAGAAGCGACTCATTTGCCAATTGCTCGGACCGCTGCTAAGAAGATTGCAAGCCTGGTCTTTAACGAACAGGCCTCGATTAAATTGGATGACGAGCAAGCAGATGCATTCATTCAAGAGACTTTGAAGAATGATCGCTTTAACAAGAATTTTGAGCGCTATCTTGAGAGTTGTCTTGCTTTGGGTGGTCTTGCCATGAGGCCTTATGTGGATAATGGACGAGTGCGAGTGTCATTCGTTCAAGCACCAGTCTTTTTACCGCTACAATCTAACACGCAGGACATTTCAAGTGCTGCTATTGTCACTAAGACGATTAAGGCTTCAGGTCAGAAGAACATCTACTACACCTTGATTGAGTTTCACGAATGGGCGAAAGATGGGAAATACATCATTTCAAACGAGCTATACAGGTCTGAAAGCTCTGAACAAGTAGGTGTACGTGTGCCTTTAGCAGAAGTCTATGAGGATTTAGAAGAACAAGTTGAACTAAACGGTCTAACAAGACCGCTTTTTTCTTATCTCAAACCTCCAGGGATGAATAACAAAGACATCAATTCACCTCTAGGCTTATCTATCTTCGATAATGCCAAGAGCACGATTGATTTCATCAATACGACCTATGACGAGTTTAAGTGGGAAGTCAAGATGGGTCAACGTCGAGTGGCTATTCCTGAGGATTTAGCGGATACTCGAATGGTTAACCAGGGCGGAGATGTCAAATTTGTCAAGCGCTTTGATGCTGAGCAAAATGTCTACTTACGCTTATCTGCTAGTGCTATGGATGGTGGAACAATCACAGACCTGACAACGGCAATCAGGGCAGATGATTACATCAAGACCATTAACGAAGGTCTAGCGCTTTTTGAAATGCTCCTAGGTGTATCGGCTGGAATGTTTACATTTGACGGGCAGAGCTTGAAGACTGCGACAGAGGTCGTTTCTGAAAACTCGGATACCTATCAAATGAGAAACAGCATTGTAAGCTTGGTTGAGCAGTCTTTGAAAGAGTTGATTATCTCAATCTGTGAGCTCGGCAGCCTTTACGGTCTATACAACGGCCCGATTCCTCAAATGGAGAAGATTGCAATCAATCTCGATGACGGAGTATTCACTGACAAGAACAATGAGCTTGATTATTGGACTAAGGCTTTGGCCAGTGGCATTGTCAGCAAGGCTCACGCTATTCAAAAGGCTTTCAATATGTCAGAAGTTGATGCTAAGAAGATGATTCGAGCAATCAACCAGGAAACAATGGACACGGCTAACAGTCAGCGAACGCAAGAGGACATCGACTTGTACGGAGAGTGATTAAATGTCAAAAAAAAGACCACCAATCCAATTCAATGACGAGCAACTGCTACTTCAAGCAAGCAATGTCGCAGACATCTATCATCAGCTAGCCTTGGATTTATTTGATAACGTGGTCGAACGTGTGACTGAACGAGGCACGGTCTATCTCGATAAGCAACCATACATCTGGCAACTCGAAAAGATGCAACAGATGCACATGTTGAACGAGGAGAACCTGAAGCTAATTTCTAAATATTCTGGAGTAGCTGAAGAACAACTACGCTACATCGTCGAAAATGAGGGTTTGAAGCTCTACACGGACACAAAACAGCAACTTTTAGAAGATTTAGGGCATGGATCTGCAGGAAATAGCAATTATATCCAAGAAATCCTTGCCGATTATGCTAGTCAAGCTGTCGGAGATATCCACAACTTAATCAATACTACGTTGCCGATGTCTGTAATTGGCGCATATAAAGGCATTGTTGAACAATCTGTCGCTAGAGTAGTTACCGGTCTTTCTACTGCTGATAAGGCTATCTCTGATACGGTCATGCAATGGCAAGAGAAAGGTTTTCAGGGCTTCAAGGATAGAGCTGGGCGTAACTGGAAGATTGACAACTACGCACGGACGGTTATCAAGACGACAACCTATCGTACTTATCGAGAAATGCGAACTAGACCAGCTGAAGAGCTAGGTATCGATACCTTCTATTTCTCAAAGAAGTCATCAGCTCGTAAGTCATGCGCGCCTCTGCAACATCATGTAGTAACAACTGGTCACGCTAGAACGGAGCATGGAGAGCATATTCTTGCTTTGTCTGATTACGGATACGGTCGTCCAGAAGGCTGTTTGGGCGTTAACTGCGGTCACATGCTTACCCCATTCATCCCAGGAGCCAATTATAAGCCCGATTTGGGCGAGGACGTCGACTCGGTTAGCCCAGAACAAGCGATAGAGAATGCTAACGCAGAAGCTAAGCAGAGAGCTCTAGAACGGTCTATCAGAGCAAACAAAGAAAAACTTCACGTCGCTGAGAAATTGGGCGATGATGATCTGATAAACAAGTACAAGAGCAAGATAGGCACTCAAAAGGCTGCTTTGAAAGATTATATCGATAAGCACCCCTTCCTGAAACGTAATGAAGCTAGAGAGAAATACTATGACGACCCTTACACAAAGGCTAAGCAAGAGGTTAAGCTTAGAGAAGAACAAAAGAAAGCTAGAGAGCTTGCTACTAAGCGTGCAGAACTTGATAAAGCTGTAAAAAGTGGTAAAATAGTAAGTGTATCAGGGGTTACAGTAGGACATACACCTCCAGGAAAGGCTGGAGAGCCAAATAGTATAGTTCAACACAACGCAACGAATGGAGATGTACTTGGTAGAACCTATTACGATGATAGGGGCTACAAAGTAAAAGATATACATTTCACTAATCATAAGCAACCAGATAAACATCCTTACGGTAAAAAAGGCGAACATGTTCACGACTTTGTGTTTGATGATGACGGCAAGTTTATCAGTAGAACAACTAGAGAATTAACAAATAATGAAAGAGAGGAGAACCTAGATATATTATGGCGATATTAGATGATTTACAAGCGTTATATGACAATGGTTGGGACGCTTCTTTTGTCTACAAAGGACAAGATTGTGCTATCTTGCCCAATTCTGCAACGGACATCCAGGTCTCTATAGGAGCTCAAACATATGTATTGTCCTCTCTTGATGACTTAGTGAACTTAGATATTGACGGTCAAAAATTGTCAAACATCATGTCTAAAACAGAAGTACAATACTATTAGCGCTTAGTTTACTCTAGGCGCTTTTTTCATGCAATAAATTGCTATAAACCACTATAAACCGTGTCGAATTCGATACGGTTTTTTGCTTGACTTTATCCGCAGTCGGTAAAGAACGGAAGATAATACCTAATTTTAGGAGGACAGAAGAATGGCAGAAGACATTCAAACACAAGCTGACCAGTCAGCCAATACTGGAGAAAATACTGAGTCACAAACTCAAGAGCAACCTATCAAGACATTCACTCAAGAAGAAGTGACTGGCCTTGTCGCTAAGGAGTCAAGAAAAGCACAAGAGAAAATCTTCAAAGACCTAGGGTTTGAAAATTTCAAGAGCGCTAAAGAAGGACTCCAGCAACTCAAAGAGTGGAAAGACTCACAAAAGAGCGAGGCTGAGAAACAGTCAGAAGCGCTTGCTGCTAAAGAGAAAGAGTTAGAAAATGCTTTGTCAGACAAGAAAAATCTGGAAGCGAAACTATCAGCTCTGACCTTGGGAGTAAATGCAGATTCTGTCGATGACGTCATCACTCTATCTGCTCGCTTGGTATCTGATGAGGTATCTATTGAAGATGCAATCGGCCAAGTGTTACAGAAATACCCTCAGTTTGGTCGAGTAGAGCAGACCGAGGAGAAAAAACCGACATTTTCAGCTGGAGGAAATCCATCAGCTGGAACGAACCAAGAAGATGCCTTCTTAAAGGCTCTGGGATTAAATAACTAACAGGAGAACAATTAATGACAATCAACTATATTACTAAACATGAAGGCACATTTGAAAAGAAATTGATGCAAGGTGCACTTACAAGCATTTTGGAAACACCACAAGTAAACTGGTTGGGTGCTAAGTCGTTTGAATTACCTACAATTTCAGTTACTGGTTATAAAGCACACACTCGATCTAAAGGTTACAATTCTGGTACAGTTTCAAACGACAAGAAAGTTTATACGCTCGGATTTGACCGTGACGTCGAGTTCTTTGTGGATGCTGCAGACGTAGACGAAACGAACCAAGAGCTTTCAGCTGCTAATGTATCTAATACATTCATCACCGAACACGCTACTCCAGAAGTGGACGCTTACCGCTTCTCTAAAATTGCTACAGAAGCTATCACAAACAGTCACTTCAAGTCTGAAGATGACCTATCAGAAGTGAATGTCTACACTAAATTGAAGGCTGCACTTTTGCCAGTTCGCAAATATGGCGCTCAAAACATCGTTATGTATGTTTCTAGCGAGGTTATGGACTTCTTAGAACGCTCTAAAGAGTTCACACGCTCAATCGCTACTACATCACCTCAAGGTATCGACACTCGTGTCACTTCGCTTGACGGAGTTCAGCTTATCGAAGTTTGGGACGATGCACGCTTCAAGACTAAGTTTGATTTCTCAGAAGGCTTTGTTAAGGCTTCAGACGGTAAAAACATTAACTTCTTGATCGTGGCTAAGCCAGCAATCATTGCTAAGGCTAAATTCAACTCAATCTATCTGTTCGCTCCTGGTCAGCACACAGAAGGAGACGGATACTTGTATCAAAACCGTTTGTATCATGACCTTTTCGTCTTGCAATCGAAACAAGATGGTGTCTATGTGTCTCACAAATCTGCTTAATAAGGAGGTAGAAAATGCGTAAGTACGAAAAAATGAACCAAGTCTACACAGTACAAGAAGGTAGCTTGCTAGAAGCTCAGCTAATCGCTGATGGCTTTGAAGAAGTGATTGAAGATGGTCAAATCGCAGAAATTTTGGCCACTTATTCGCTTTCGGACATGACTTTGGCAGAGTTGAAAGCTCTGGCTAAAGAGCGAGGGTTTGAGGGCTATTCAAACAAGACCAAAGATGAATTATTGGAGGTGTTAAATGGCCAAATTTGAAGCTAAAACTAATTTTTATGTTGAGAAAACAGGGCAACAATTCGATGCAGGGATTGTATATGAAATGACATCTGCTGAAGCGGATGAAATCAACAGACGCTCAACTGCGCACTTTGGTGAAGAATGGCTTGAGTGTATCGAGCCAGATGTAGCACCTGTAGGACTTACAGATCCAGTTCCAGAAGTTCCTGAATCAACCGACTTCTTAATGTAAGGTGGTGTTGTCATGACCTACTTAACAAGAGAAGAGTTCAGAGGTTTAGGTTTTGATTCGGTTGAAAATTTTGACCAGTTGCTACAACGAGCGGAAATGACTATCGATGCTTACACTAGAGATTTCTACTCTATGAATAGTTTTGATACCGATATTGAGGCAAGAAAGAAGGCTGTCAAACGTGCCACAGCCTTTCAGATTGCTTACTTGGACAGTTCAGGCATCATGACTGCGGAAGATAGACAATCTATTGCGAGCATGTCAGTAGGACGGACATCAGTAAGCTATCGCACAGGCTCTCAGAATGGCTCAGGTTCGCTTTCTTTAGCTGAAAGGTATAATTTATCGAGAGATGCTGAAAACTGGCTAAGAATGGCAGGATTTGGCTTTGCGAGGGTTGATTATGATAGATAAACGAATGCTACCTGACTCTTTGACGATTAAGAAGGTCGAAGGGAAAGATGACTGGGGGAAAGAGACATACTCTGACCCTCTTTATTTATCCCCTTGCAAGTTCGACAGAACCTTCTCTCACTCTGGGACTGGTAACCATCGTAGTGAAAGGAACTCATCTACTGTAATTGTCTATCCTAAATACTGCCCAGTGGAACTCGATAAGAGTTTCGTTGGTGGTATCGTTGAGGAAGACGAGACTAGTTATGTTGTCAAGGATATTATTCCACAATACCACCCTTTTACTAAGAAGTTGTTAGCTTATGAAATCGAGGTGATTTGATGGGTGGCGCTAGTGTAAAGATTGACTTAAAAGGTATTGAGAAGAAAGTATCTCCTCAAAATTTAGCAAAAGGGAAGTTAGCTATTGCTAACCAAATGCTATTGGATATGGATCCATTTGTTCCAAAAAGAAAAGGAATACTGAGAGCAAGCGGACATGCTCGACAAGATTCGGTTATCTATGCGACACCTTACGCTAGATTGCTCTATTATGGCAAGAAGCGGAAAGGTTTCTTTTCAGAAAAACAAAGAAAGTTCTTTTTTGCGAATAAAGAGAAGCTATTGAGCCAAAAACCAACACCTGGAACTGGACCGAGATGGGACAAGAAAGCCTCAGCTCTATATGCTAAGAATTGGGCAGAGGTTGGTGCCAAAGCGATGGGAGTTAAATAATGCACGAAAATGACTTTTCAGAGGTCTTATTGGAGCATATCAAAAGTGTTCAAACCCAAATCCCCTCAAAACACGGCTATTTAGACGAGCATGAGGGATTGGTGATTTATCCGCTTCCTGGTGGGGATGTGGTAGAAGAGGACATGGCAGGAACGCAGATTGTGGACCTGCCTTTTGAGATTGCAATCAAGTCAAAAGACCAGAAACTAATTGATAACACTCTATGGCAGATTAACACTGCCTTATCAAAAATCGGCTTGGAATTACCGAGCAAGAATAATTCATATAACTATTTAGGCCTTGAAGTCAAGAAACCGTATTTGAACGAGTTGGACGAACAAGGCTTTTATACTTATTTGCTGGATGTCACAGCAAATCTCGAAATCGAAAGGAAAGAATAAATGCCAAAGAACAAAAACGCACTACGAAAACACTACATCGGCCCTTATAGCGCTGAAAATCCTGAAACAGTACCAGGAAAAGAAGCGTATATGTGGATCGCTAAAGGGATTAAATCATCCTCTCCTGAAAATAATGAAGAAGATGACGATGCAGCATACTTTGACGGTGATGGTACTAAAGAGAACATCATTGTTTCAAAGACACGAGGCCGTACATTTGAAGGGCACCGCGATTACTCAGATAAGGCTCAAAACTTTGTAGCAGATAAAGAAGATGAGGTTGGTGATGATCTCATCGTTTGGTATAAAGAAATTTCATCTGATGGTAAAACTCAAAAAGAAGGGTTAGCTCGTCTTTCTGAGATTGAAATCGGTGACGGTGAAGCTTCTGAGCTTGAAAAAATCAAATTTAAAGTAGTTTGGACTCGCAAACCTAAAAAATCAAACGTATTACCTGAATAGTGGCAGGGCGATTTTCGCCTTGTCTTCTTTTTTTTGAAAGGAGAAAAAAATGGTTGTAATTAAAAAACTAAGCAATATCATTCCTGTTGATTTTGGGGAGTTTCAACTTGAATATGTGGCGAATGATGAGAACATCAAACGCATGAAGACAATCGGTCAGAACATGGAAAAACGTGCTAAAAAACTGGAAGAAGCAGATGATGAGTCAGCTTTCAAAGAGGCTTACAAAGCATCTAAAGATAGTTGGACAGAGTTGTTCGATGAAGAAGCCTTTGATAAAGTCTATAAATTCTCAGGCGAAACAACAACAGACACAATTTACTATCTGATTCAAACCATCCGTGGCATTGTTACCGAATTTGAAAACCGACATTCTGAAAAAGCGATCAAGAAATATTTAGAGGGTTAATTATGCTGGATCTATCACGAAAATTAACAGATGAGTTGATTATTGGTGATAAGGTCTACTCTCTCAATATGTCCTTTGATAACATCATTAGACTTTTTGAAATGTGGTGTGATGAAGAAATACCAGAACAGGTTAAGCCTTTTTTTGCTTTAAAAATGCTTACAGGAGATGGCTTTGGGTCGTTCTCGATTGAAGATGCTATGGATATCTTCCAACAGGTTTTCGAGGAACACATCCAGTTAAAATCACTGAAAGATGTATCGGTCGAGTACGATTTGGCCGGAAATGTGATGCGAAAAGAGCCTTCTACTCAAAGCAACGAACCGCCTGTTTATGATATTTCACTTGACGGTGATTTCATTTATGCAAGTTTCATGCAAGCATACGGCATTGATTTGCTTGAAGAAAGAGGGAAATTGCACTGGAAGAAGTTCAATGCCCTGTTATCAGGATTGCCAGAAGGCACTAAATTCGTTGAAGTCATCAAAATCAGGAAGTACAAGCCACGGAAAGGCGACTCTCAAGCTTACATCGATGAAATGATGAAGTTAAAGAAAGAGTATGCCTTGCCTGATTCTGAAGGATATGATGATGAAGATGATGATTATGACTACGATATGGAATAGGAAGGAGGTAACAAGATGGCAGATGGTAAGGTTGTCATTCAAGTTGATATGGATGGCGACAAAGCTCAATCAGGAGTCGCACGTCTAAAAGGTATGGTCGGAGGATTGGCTGAAAGTGGTACACAATTAGGTTCGGTCTTCAAATCTGTCCTTGGAGCTAATATCGTAAGCGGTGCTCTGATTTCTGGGGTTCAGTCTTTGGGAAGTGCTATGAAAGGTGTATTCTCAACCGCCCTGGACGAAGGAGCCAAGCTCCAACAGTCCTTTGGTGGTATTGATACGCTCTATCATGGCGCTGAAGACACTATGAAGCAATATGCTACTACTGCAGCATCTGCAGGGATTTCAGCTAATACCTACGCTGAGCAGGCCGTTTCTTTTGGTGCCAGCTTGAAGCAAGCTCTCGGAGGTGACGCAGTTAAGGCTGCTGAGTCAGCCAATAAGGCAATCATGGCTATGGCCGACAACTCAGCTAAAATGGGTACGGACATTGGTTCAATTCAGATGGCCTATCAAGGATTTGCCAAAGGGAATTACACCATGCTGGACAATTTGAAGCTAGGCTATGGCGGGACCCAACAAGAAATGCAACGACTTCTTAAAGATGCCAGCAAGCTCGAGAAAGCAATGGGCAAGAAGTTTGATATCAACAACTTCGCAGATGTCGTTGAAGCGATTGACCTGGTTCAACAAGAGCTAGGTGTCGCAGGAGTTGCAGCAAAAGAGGCTGAAACTACTTTTAGTGGTTCATTCTCTGCAATGAAGGCTTCTGCATCCAATTTCTTGGCAAACCTCTCACTTGGTGAGGATATCGGTCCATCTCTTAAGACTCTCATTTCTACTACCTCAACTTTTCTTCTTGGGAACTTCGTGCCAATGGTGGGAAATATCATGCGTCAACTCCCTAATGCTATTGAAGTAGCGATAGCTGAAGCTGGTCCTAAGATTGAACAAGGATTCAGGTCATTATTCGCAGGGATTGGAGTGGATGATGGTGCATTTGATGTTATCAAGGATACTTTCAGAGATGTAGTCGTGACAATCCAGTCGCTCTTTGGTGAATTGACCAGTGAAGGAAATGGATTCAAGGATTTACTTCAAGGGATTAGCAATGTAATTACATTCGTAAATGTTGTTATTCAAGAATTGGCTAGAGGATTTCAATTTGTCATAGAATCTTTTGCTGAGACAGGCGCTATAAATAGTGCATATAGTGCATTCAAGGACTTGTCTGAAGCCGCTACTGAGGTCGCTCAAAATCTAGGAGAAGCTATTTCATGGGAAACGATTGGTACAGCAGTAGGGCAGATCGTGAATGGAATTTCAATTCTTGTCAGTTGGTTTTCAAAACTTGCTCAATCGATTAGTCCAGACATGTGGAGTGCATTGATTACGGGCGTTGTTAGTTTCGCGGTTGCTCTAAAAGGAATTAAAACAGGCCTTACAATCGCAAGAGGTCTCAAATCAGCTTTTGATTTTGGGAAAAATCTTGTTTCATTGATTAGCAATACTCTTAGCCTCGCCGCCGCTCAAGCAACAAATGCGGCTGCTAGTACAGCTATGAGCGCTGGAAATACGGCAGTTGGAACAAGTGCAGGAGCAGCTGCAAGCTCTGTCTTGAAATTAGGAGCAGGTCTATTGATGGTTGGAGCCGGTGTGTTACTTGCAGCAACAGGAATCTATCTTTTGGTTCAAGCCGCTATCCAATTATCAAGCGCTGGTGCAGGAGCAATTCTAACGATGGTCGGTTTGGCTGTTGGAATCGCTGCACTTGCAGCAGTATTCGCCTTTTTAGGTCCTGCTTTGACAGCAGGAGCAGTTGGTATTTTAGCCTTTGGCGCAGCAATAGCATTGATTGGGGTTGGAGTATATGCTGCTTCAGTTGGTTTAGCGCTGTTAGCGGTGCAATTACCTGTTATTTCAGAATATGGTTTGACAGCTTCGATTGCTCTTGTTGCTCTAGGTGCTTCAATGCTTGTTCTTGGTGCGGGAGCACTAGTAGCAGGAGCAGGATTGCTTGTTCTAGGGGCTGGAGCTTTGGTGGCAGGTGCCGGTGCTTTGGTTTTTGGAGCAGGACTGCTAGTTGCATCTGTTGGTGTTGCTGCCTTCGGATTGGCTCTAGGAGTGTGTGCACCTGCTATTTCAACATTCGTAGATGCAATAAGTAAAATTATCGAGACTCTAAGCGGTGGATTGTCCAATATTCTAGATGCGATATCTAGGGTTATTCAATCCGTTGGAGATTCTGCACTCAAAGCAGGTCAAGGTTTCAAGGCTTTGGCAGAGGGTGTCGTGATGATCACTAACACCAGTCTTGGCGATATGGCTGCTTCATTGGGAGCAGTTGCTCTAGGTGTTGGCAAAATAGCAGGATATGGCTCTGATTTGTCAGCAGTCGGAAGTGGTATGACTATTCTCAGCAATGGAATGATGATGTTTGCTCAATCTGCTACGATAGCAACTGGTGCATTAGCAACATTCCCTGGCTTGATTTCTAACTTGTCAGTCGTTACAGGAAGCGCACCGGCGTCATTCCTTATTCTGGCAACGGCAGTTAAAACGGCTGGAACATTAATGGCTACAAGCATGCAAGCAAGCATGGCTCAAATTCTTGTTGTAGTGAACAATGGCATGATATCAATTGTGCAAAGTGTTCGTAACAATGGAAGTCAGATGGTTGCAGTTTGGAGAATTTCTGGTCAGCAACTCGTTAGCGCCACTCAAGGGTTTGTGAATTCAGCTAACAGCACTCTTTCTCAAATCGGCCAAGGAGTTAACCTTCATGCAAACGGTTCAGCTCTCATGTCTGGTTTGAAGTCTGGGATTGACTCAGGTTGGTCTCAGATTACTTCTAGTGTCTCAAATATGGCTAAATGGATTAAAGACCATAAAGGGCCTGTTTCGTATGACAAAAGATTGCTTATCGAGAATGGTTCAGCTCTCATGACTGGTTTGAACCGAGGTATTCAGGCTGGTTGGAGAAATGTCATGGATAACATTTCAAGAATGGCAGGGACTATTCAGGACGTAATCAACGACGATTACTCTGATATTGGCTGGCAGATTGGCCTAGGCATTTCAGACGGTCTTAATTCGTCAATGGATAAGGTCACAGGACATTTGGATGCTATTCGTGATCATGTGAATGATTTTAGCTTGAAATCTAAGAACCTCTTGACTGGTGCGACTGCTACCATGTCAAGTCAATTGAAAGTTGAAACCTTGAGAGGTAAGACACCAAAAGATGAAACATCTAGCAGACAAGAAGCCTATATCGCTCATTCTACAAGCTTATTATCTGATGTGATTGATAGCTTGTCAGAGTTGAGAGAGCAAGTAGCACAAGGCCAGATGATGGTCTTGGATACAGGCGAACTTGTCGGCCGTACTGCTTATGCTTATGATGAAGCAGTAGGAAACATTCAGACATTGAGAGGACGGCATCGATTATCATGATTACTCAAATTAAGGAATATATCCAATTCGGTGATTTTAATAGCAAAGATGCCGGTTGGTATCTTCAAAGCAGGGACGCTCCTACTCCTGATAAGAAGGAGATTGTGGAGCAAATCCCTTACCTACAAGGTGTTTTAGACTTCTCTGACGTGCTCGGAGAAGTCTTCTTTGATAGACGAGAAATCACATACGAATTCAAACTTCCAAATAAAGACTATCCTGACAGGAAATTGGCTGAGCGATTTATCAAATCTAGTATGGCCACGAAATCTGATAGTCAGCTTTTTGACACTCACGATAGGCGATATTACTGGCTTGGAAAGGTCAAGAGCATTAAAGTGACAGATGTTCCTTTGAAGAAGCATTTGATTGCTACAATCGTCTTCATTTGCTATCCATTCGCATTTCATGTTGATAATTACTTCGACGATGTTTGGGATACATTTGATTTCGAGAATGATTTCTCGAATTGGACGAAATGGCAGATTAATGGCCAAAATGAAATATTTTTCATCAACGGTGGAGATACATCTGTTAGTCCGACAGTTATTTGTAGCAGCGACATAAGCCTTATCGATAAGAAAGGTAAAACATACAAGTTTAAGAAAGGTGAAAATACAGATTTCGTCTTATCTATGAAACCAGGTATGAATCGTTTTACTGCTAAGGGAAATGGTTCGATATCATTGAGATTTAACGCTGAGGTGATGGCATGAAGAATGGTGGATTTGAGGTATATTTCTGGAACTCTTTTCGAGAGATGTTATCGGATACCGATTTTACAAAAAAGAAGGTCGTTCATAGTCCATATTCTCGACAAGGAAATAAAATCCTTTCAGGATCTATCAAACAAGCGCAGAATGCAATTAATGAATTCACTTTCGTGATTCCGATGCAAAACGATTTGTATCAAAAAATCATCCCTTTTCAATCGATTGTCCAGGTCGTCAATTTATATGACGAGGAAGTCGAATTCGAGGGCAGGGTCTTGAGTGTGTCAAATAAAATGACGAGTACAGGATTCGTCCAAGAGGTTGTTTGTGAAGATTTTCTATCTTTCTTGCACGATAGCACACAACATTTTCAAAAACTGAAAAATACTGGTGCTGAAGCGTACTTGAGAGAAATCCTAAGTCAGCACAATGCGCAAGTAGAAGATTACAAGCGAATCTATCTTGGTTCTGTTACTGTCAAGAGCTTGACAGACAAGCCTTTCCGCTATCTTGGATATGAATCCACATGGGATACAATTCGAGAGCGTATCATAGCGAATATTGGAGGTTATCTGACTTTGAGAAGAGCGAGTGATGGATTGTATCTAGATTGGACTACATCTATCGGCCAAAATCAACAGTCACCAATTCAACTTGGGCGAAATATCAAATCAGCTTCTCGAGAGATTTCATTCGATGGTATAGCTACTCAAATCATGCCGATTGGAGCAGATGAGAAGAATACCAAGAAACCGAGTAAGGGAACTGAAAAAGAGGAGCAGGGTTCTGATGTAACCAGAAAGCAAATCGATATCTCATCGGTCAACGGTGGTAAGATATGGCTTGAAGATGCTGAACTTGTAGCTAAGTTTGGAATCATCAGAAAGCCTGTTATTTGGACGGAAATTGATAATCCTCAAGTCTTGAAAAATCGAGGATTGCAATACCTTAAAAATCAAAAAATCGCTTTAGCCAAGTGGACAGTGTCAGCAGTGGAGCGATATTTGATTGACTCAAGGTATGTGAAATTCAAAATCGGGAATACACATCCAATTTTGAATGCTCCACTTTCAGGTGTCGAAACTTTGCAAATTATTGAGAAAAAGATTGATATCTTAAACCCTCAAAGTGTAGACTTGGTAATTGGTTCTAGGTCTCAATCGTTATCTGCTTATCAACTTCAAACTCAAGAAGCAATTGAGTCGATTGAACGAGTCAAAGCGGATCAAGATATTGAGAATAAGCGTGAAAAATTCTTGACTTTAACAAGTGAACTAGAACGCTTGAGAAATGAACACAAGCCTGAGAATGCAGAAAGAATTAGAGGCTTAGAAGCTGAAATCAGTAAAATTAGAAATGAATTAGGAGGAAGTTAATGACAACAGAAGAAGCAACAGGACGTTTGAATCTATACGACGACACATCACCGCTGCCAAACACTAAGAACATCAATATACTAGTTGATGGTATTAGGAAGAAAACGAGAGGCGCTGACGTTCGTGAATCGATTGCGAAAGCTATTGAAGTTACATATGAGAATGCCACAAGAGAGGGCAATGCAAATATGGAAGTGGCAAAGGCTAGAGGTGGATTTGACACACTTTCGCAAAATCTTTTGAGCATAAATGCTAATGCGTATGCTGCTAATCAAAAAGTCAGTCAACTTATTAATGACAAAGTTGATAAGAATGGTACTGCGCAAGTTACTTGGGCAATGTTAGCACAAGACGCACGAGAGCAAATCGCTGGAACCAAAGTGGCAGTTGTTGGAAATAATGCTGTTAGCTCTGCTAATATTGTTAACGGATCTGTAACAGACGCTAAATTAGATGAGCGTATGGGGTTTGGTTTAATGATAGCAGGACGATTAACAATCGATGCAAAAAATTCTATAGTAACATTAACCAGTGGAAGTTGGGTGCAAGTAGGAAAGCGGAAATTTGGAGTGACTAAGAATTTAACAACATCTCTTCCAAAAGAAACTATTAGCCAATATGTAATATATAACGACGAAACTCAAGATTTGTATGTGAGAAATCTTGGAAATGTTAGCAACATCGGTAATAGAGAAACCATTCTTGCCATTTTGTACAACGAGATGCTTGTGTATCCACAATCTTCTCCTTTCGTCAAGACTATTGGATTGAAAATTGGTGAGAGAAGTGACTATATAGATGCCGATTGGGGTACAGTGATCCAAGGTCAAATTATTTTTGACCCAAAAACACGAACGTTAAAAGGTAAACATGAGGGAAATAATTTTATCATCGCTTGCGATGGTTACTTCATCGATGGTATTGATGACTTTGAACTGACGTTTGATTCACCTTTCGGACGCTTGTTATTGTTCGATAGAGACACTAAAACTTTTCAGCTTACGACCATGTATTCTTATGCAGAATACCGACGAACTGAAATACCAAAAACAGCATCTCTAATCAAAATTGCGGAAATATATTTTGATGAAATTCGGCATATATCTCACGAAAGAAATTTTGTTAACATCGATAAGTTGGCTTCTGCTCAGTCAATAATCACATTAGAGCAGCTCAAAATCGACCTGCAGACTAAAAAAACTGTCATTGTGACTTTAGGAGATAGTACAACCGACGCACTAAGAACATCCAATTATACCGGAAACGTTCTTGAAAGTTTGGTTGAAAAACCTAACAGCTACACTGAGATTTTAAATAACATTGTAAATAATCAAAAAGGTTATTCATTCAACCATAAGTTTTATAATCGAGGTTTCTCAGGAAAAACAATTAATTGGCTTCGTCAAAATTTGGATGCCGTTCTATCTCCGATACCTGAATCAATTGACTATGCATTTATTACGATGGGCATCAATGACCTGGTATATGATGCAAGTAAGATTAAATCGTTCCGTGACGATCATATCAATATTATCAATCGTTTGTTGGCAAAAGGGATTAAACCTGTATTAATGAGCACTCAAGCTGAATTTGAGAATCATAAGCGTTTTGGTTCGAAGATTAACGCTATAGCCGACAACATCAAGAAGGATTTAGCTGCAGAATTAGGATTGCCATTTATTGATTATAATGCAGGGACACGAAATATTTTGAATAATTCAGAATATAAGATTAGGGAATTAAGTCCTGATATGTGTCACTTTGGGAATCTAGGCCATCAAAAAGGGGCAGAATTCTTAGCAAGTCAACTAATACATCAGACGGTTGTGATTTCAGAATCTAGCAAAGTTGGATATCAAAATAACAAAGTTGTGTCAGATTTGAACTATTCAGATTACTTAACAGATGAGCAGGATGAAGTCAAATTCATTGGAAGAACTGACGGATTTGATTTAGAAGGACAACTAAATTCTGCTCAAACAAAGACAATGTTTGAGGTTTCGATTTACATTGAACGACCGTCAATTATCCGCTATTTTGGAGACAACGTGATTGTGATGTCAAATGGACATTCATTATCAGATGGAGCTGCGCTTGATGTCGGATTTTATCGAATTACAGCCAAGAATCGTCCTGGAGTTGCTAGCAAATTCCGTGGCTTGAAATTTAATCTGAAAGAAGTATAGATAAAGGAGGTATAACATTGCCGATTGAAGAAGCAGAAAAAATCGCTCACAGTCAGTTTGTGTGGGCGATTTTATTTATCGTGTTTTTCTTCCTCATAATTCGATATCTAATCAAGACCTCGGACAAGCGAGAGAAGAAGATTATGGATTTGCATGAGCAATCAAAGGCTGATTCTAACAGACGAGAAGAACGGTTGATGACTCATTTGGAAAAAACCACTACAGAATTAACCACTATCACTCATACGGTCGGCGATATTCAGAAAGAGATGGTTCGCATGAATGATCGTATGGATGAAATCGAAGGGGCAAATTGAGGAGGTTTAGATGCGAAAGCTAAACACAACTAATTTGGAACAGTTCGACGGTGGTTTTCGTGTAAAACAGGGTGATTTAAGTTCATCTTTTGGCTTTAAATTGCTCGATGAAAATAAAGATCCTATCCCATCGCTCGATGGGCAGGAGGCGAAAATCACGCTGACAAAAGACGGAGAACAGTGGAAGCATACTTTGACTGTCATGAATGGATCAGTAGTATTTAATCTAGATGGTATTTTGCCAGAAGGAACGTACAAGCTCGAAATTTGCGTGGCAGGGTATGTATTTCCCAGCGATGACCAGACTCAGATCCGAATTACAAAATCGGATAAAAATTTAGTTTCTGAAGAAATCCATGCTCTAAAAGAGTTGGATATAGCAGAAGAAGTTAAGAAGCAGCTTGCAGGAAGAACTGTAGGTAGCGACGGCACAGTGAGTCAGGAGTTCCCTGACTTGCTTTTTTACTACAATTTAGGAAAGGTATAACATGGATACAACAAAATTAACGGCATTCGCTCAAGCAGTTGGGGTCGATATCAAGGAATTGAAACAACTGCTTAATGGAAAGGTTGACAATGCGACAGTAACACAACTGATTGAACAAGCTAAGACTGCTGTCAAGAACGAAATTTTAGGCGATGGAGTCCCTGAAAATCTTGATACGCTTAAAGAGATTGCTGAGAAGATTGCCAGCATGAGTGGAAGCACTGAAAACGCAGTTGTTCAAAAGATTTCAGATTTAGGCACACGACTTGACTCTTTTGCCAATCTTGACCTTGTAACAGTCTACAACCAAGCGAAAGCGTGATAACCATGAATAACCTTGAAAATCTAGCAACGGAAATTGGTAAGGATATCAAGGATATCAGGACACGTTTTGCAACGAAAGAAGAAATGCACGAAGCGACTGAGATTGATTATTCTCAGATTGTGACGCATGAAGAACTTGAAGCCAAGCACTACTTGACTGCCCATCAGTCGCTTGCTGATTATGCCAAAAAATCTGAAATCCCAAAGCCTCAGCTGACATTAACAGGTAATGATTTAAGTATTACAGGAGGCAACAGGGTCACTCTACCAGTACCAGAGAACGTAGGTCATGAAATCCGCGGTACAGGCTCACCAGAGGGGCGTATCACTGCCGAAATCGGGACCACCTATGTGGATGTTAATGCCACGAATGGCGCTCTGAAATGGATTAAAGAGAGCGGAAATGGTAACACAGGCTGGAAGGTCCTAATCGGTGACACTGGTTGGAGAACACTTAGGACGTTATCAAAATTAACTGTAGGTGGTCGAACATCGTTTATTAAAATTAGGCGTGTGAACAACCTAGTTTCTTATCAATTCGGAGGTTTAGAATGGGGTTGGTTTGGAATTGTCCGACGAAATGGTAACGGTTTTTCAGGGCAATCCACGAATGGAGCTAGAGTGCTTGGCCCAGGAGACATACCGGAAGGATTTCGTTCCGAAAATTCACTAATCGGTAACATTTTTAATGACAAAGGTGAAATTTATGGAATTTGGTATTTGGGAGGGAAATCCGATTCAAATTTCATGCACATGACATTTGAGAAAGGGATACCAACCGACCGAGACATCGGAGATATTCGCGTAAGTGCCGTTTCGTATATAACTGACGAACCGTGGCCAACAACATTGCCATAAAAAGAAAGGAAAATAACAAATGATTAACTGGAAATTACGACTACAAAATAAAGTGACACTCATTGCATTGCTTGGGGCAATCTTCTTGATGGCTCAGCAATTTGGATTAGATATTCCTAAGAATATCCAAGACGGTGTGAACACATTCGTGTATATCCTTGTCTTGTTGGGTGTGGTAAACGACCCGACGACAAGTGGTATCACAGACAGCAAGCAAGCGCTTGAGTATAAAAATCCGAAGGAGGATTAATCAATGGATATTGATACAAGTAGACTAAGAACGGACTTACCGCAAGTTGGAGAGCAACCCTATCGTCAGATTCACGCCCATTCAACAGGGAACCCGAACTCGACGGCACAAAATGAAGCAGACTACCACATGCGCCGTCCTGTTGATTCAGGATTTTTCTCACACGTTGTAGGTAACGGCCGTGTGATGCAGACCTGGTATACAGACATGGGGGCTTACGACGTAGGAGGTGGCTGGAACGTTGAAGGATACGGCCAAGTTGAGCTTATTGAAAGTCATGAAACAAAGGAAGAATTCATGCGTGATTACAAGCTCTACGTTGAGCTTTTGCGGAACCTTGCTGATGAAGCAGGTATTCCTAAAACGCTGGACTCTGACAGTCTAGCAGGTATCAAGACACATCAATACTGCACATATAATCAACCTCGAAACTACTCTGACCATGTTGACCCTTATCCTTATTTGGCTAAATGGGGCATCAGTCGTGAGCAGTTCAAGAAAGACATCGAAGGCGGTCTATCTGAAGCTGGTTGGAAACAAAATGGCACTGGCTGGTGGTGGGAGGAGTCAGATGGCTCTTATCCTACAAACCGCTGGAAACAAATCAATAACGAATGGTTCTACTTTGATGACCATGGCTATTGCTTAATTAACCGTTGGTTTAATGATGGCAAAGACTGGTTCTACCTCGACAAGCGTGGCGCAATGGTCACAGGGTGGATGTTCCTTAATAATCGCTGGTATTTCTTCAAGTCAGATGGGCGCATGGCTAAGGGATGGGTAAAATATCGAGAAACCTGGTACTTCATGGAAGAAAAAGATGGATATATGCTATCTAAGCAATTTATCAAGTCAGGCGATGGCTGGTACTATCTAAAAGCAAATGGTGAACTTCACACAGATCCAGCATTCAAAACCGAACCAGATGGTCTTGTGACCGTCGTTGACAAACCAAAAGAAGAAAAATAAAACAGAAAGGCTTTCAAATAGATTACACTAAAACCGCAGGCATTTGCTTGCGGTTTTTTTGTTTGCTCTGAAAGTAGTTTCAGAATAAAAAAAGTAATGATTTTTTCACTACTTTTTTATTTTTTTACGAATAGATAAGTAAGGAGGAAGAAAATATGAACATTTTGAACATTAAACTTGCAAGCGTAGAGCAGACAGACTTAGGTTTTGAACATTGGATAGATGTAACTTACCAGGCGCCGATTTTGAAAAATGAGTACACGGTCAAGCTATTGTTACTTATGGAATGCAAGATAGAGGACCAGGAAACCATTGAGTACCTAGTATCAACTTGGAAGTATCGTGATCTCGTGTTGCATTCATTGCAGATGTATGAGATGGAAAAAATCAATAATTTTACTATCCTTTATTGAGATGTTGGTGGTCTTGCTCATCATCAGTGTGCTTCTATTACTCTTTGTACCTAATCTGACCAAGCAAAAAGAAGCAGTCAACGACAAAGGAAAAGCTGCTGTTGTTAAGGTGGTAGAAAGCCAGGCAGAGCTTTATAGCTTGGATAAAAATGAAGATGCTAGCCTAAGCAAGTTACAAGCAGATGGGCGTATTACTCCTGAACAGGCTAAAGCCTATAATGAATACTATACTAAAAACGGAGGAGCAAATCGTAAAGTCAATGATTAAGGCCTTTACCATGCTGGAAAGTCTATTAGTTTTGGGTCTTGTGAGTATCCTTGCCTTGGGCTTGTCCGACTCTGTCCAGTCCACTTTTGCGGCGGTAGAGGAGCAGATTTTCTTTATGGAGTTTGAAGAACTCTATCGGGAAACACAAAAACGTAGTGTAGCCAGTCAGCAAAAGGCTAGTCTAAACTTAGATGGGCAGACGATTAGCAATGGCAGTCAAAAGTTGACAGTTCCTAAAGGAATTCAAGCACCATCAGGACAAAGTATCACATTTGACCGAACTGGGGGTAATTCGTCCCTAGCTAAGGTTGAATTTCAGACCAGTAAAGGAGCGATTCGTTATCAATTATATCTAGGAAATGGAAAAATTAAACGCATTAAGGAAGCAAAAAATTAG